TTTAACGCAGACACGGCTGATGTGCCGATGGCTTATGCCCTGCAGGGTACCGACTGGGATGTGGGCACGGTTAATGTCTCCACAAAGCGTACTTGGACTTGCTCTGAGAAAAACGCGCTGGCAATCCTGCGGGCAGTACAGAACATTCACGGCGGCGACCTGATTTTTGATAACGCAAACAGGATCGTGAAGCTCCTGACCTTCTCCGGTGAGGATTCCGGCGTGCTGTTCTGCTACAAGAAAAATATGAAGTCCATCCAGCGCGTCGTTGATACGACCAGCCTGATTACAAGGCTTTACGCCTACGGCAAGGACGGCATGACCTTTGCTTCGATCAATGGCGGCAGCGAGTATGTGCAGGACACGACCTATACTTCCGAAATACGAATTGCTACGCTTGATTGCTCGAACTTCACCAATCCGTATCAGATGCTTGAATATGCCAACATGCGTCTGGCGGACTATGCCTCTCCGCGTATCTCCTATGTGCTAAAGGCGATGGATCTGTCAGTACTGACCGGCTATGAACATGAAACATGGGCGCTGGGCGATACGGTCATGGTGAAGGATGATGACCTGAACCTGTCTGTAAAGACCAGAATCGTCCGTAGGGAATACAACCTGCAGGAGCCTTGGAATACGGTGCTGGAGCTTTCCACTACCCTCCGGGAGCTGGGCGATTCCTCCTCACGCTGGGATAGCGCAGCCGATACGCTGGAGTCTACCGATCTGATAGACAGTCAGGAAATGAAGGATCTGGTGCCGTTTAATCACCTGCGTAATTCCAGAGCAGATTCCGGCCTTACCTACTGGCAAAACTCCGGATTTGCCGTGGATGCAGAAAATGGCGTATCCGGCACGGCTTCCTTCAAATGCGAAGGTGCTCTTAATACCACAAAAAGTCTTTCACAGACCATAACGCCCGCCAACCGACAGTGCTATACCTTTTCGGCGCAGATCGCCTCCGAGAATCTCTCAAAAGGTACGAATGGACAGGTAGGCATTGAGGTGACCTTTGAATATGAGGACGGAACAACGGAAACACGATTTATAGACCTGATCTGAAGGAGGGATCTCTATGGCTTCATTTACACACGTGGCACAGGACATCTCTCCTCAGTATGGCCGCGTTACAAAGATCACCATCCGGGTATGCGTGACCGACTGCACCGGTACAGTCTATATCACAGATATGCTCCTACAGGGCGGCTCCATCGCTACCGGCTGGGTAGGCCATGTATCAGAAATTCAATGGACGGAGGACGGATAAATGCCGGAGTTTACACGCTTTACAGAGACAATTACAAAAAAGCAGGATAAGCGCGTCGTAAACATTATGGTAAAGCCAACCGTCATAGATTGCACCGGTTCGGTCTGGTTTACCGACCTGATGCTGCAGGAAGGCGATAAAGTCACAGGCTTTGTCATCAACACCGAAACACTTCTGGAAAAATACGATGGCGATGATGCTACAGACGGAAAGAGGTTTTATAACGGTATCGTCCGCTCTGCTGCGACCTGCATTATCTATAACCTCGGTTCCACTGCCGCCGGTCTCGACTACAAGGTCTATCCGATTCAGGCAATGGCCGCCGGGAGTATTTCGCTTGCGCTGGGTGAAGGTGCTCATACGGCGACCTTCAAAGCTGCCGCAGCTGCCGGTGATGAATTTGACCTTTTTGCTTCTACAAGGGAATGTCTAAAAAACGGCGCAGCAACAGCCAAGGACGGCTTTTTCCAATACTCTGCTGCCGGTGACAGCAAGCACCCGATTACTGTGGCGGATAAAAAGTCAGCTCGAATCTATGTGGAATTTCAGGAAATGCAGGACGGAGGTGATGCCCTGTGAGCTATGATTATTTGAAAGGCCGAAAGTGCATGGTCTGGACATTCATGGGCAATTCCAGAATGTATCAGGCGCTTGCCGCATATGGAGACCGCCTCTCGCAGGTAGGTCTCTTTTCTTTTAAGGTATCTCGCACCGGTGTCATCACGGAAAGCGGCGTGGCCATTTCCAATATGCTGACTTACATCAACCGATGGCCGCACATCAAATGGCTGCTGACGATATCCAACGATGGAACAAACAGTATCTTTGCCGCTCTCCGGGATAATACGGACGGCGCTCAGGATACCTTTCTTTCAGAGATCGTCCGCATCATGGAAAAATATCCGTGGTGCGACGGCATTGATATCGACCTTGAAAAAGGCGACGGATATTCTACGCACGCTGCCTCTACGGCGATGTTTCGGAATATCTATAACACGGTAAAAGGCTATAACAGCAGCAAGCTCATGAACATCTGCCTGCCGGGTATGAATTCCATTAATGGTTCGGTCGGCGGCGAGAACTGGTGCGTTTACGGCGACCTTAACGCTTACTGCGATACGGCTGCCATCATGAGCTACGGTATGGCATGGGCGGGCTCTGCTCCCGGCGCTGTCTCTCCAAGGGACTGGCTTGAGGGCATTTACGACTATGCGGTTACGGTCATGAATCCGGAGAAGATCTTCTTCGGCCTTCCTGCATACGGCTGGAACTGGCAGATTTATGATCTCCCCGCAAACCTCGGTAAAACCTATCGCGGGACGTCAAATACCTACTACGCGGCAAAGAACTGGATGACCGGGCAGTATAACTTCACGGATGATGCCCCACCGCAGCCCTTCATCCCGATCCTCGCATATTGGGATGATTACGATATGGTACCTTGGGCTCTGCCGCAGGTCTACGACTTCATGGAAGGTAGAGATGCCACAAGCTATGAGTATCCGCTGATGAACGGAACCTATAACAGGCGGCACTACCTGACAGCCTACAGCAAGGAGCAGCACACAGAGTTCGGCACCATCTATGTGGACGCGGATGGAGCAACCAGTACCTACTCCGGCATCGTATCCTTTGAAAACGGTGTGGCTACTCTCGGTGACGCTGGCTCTGCCACCTATACCTTTTCCGTTTCAAGCGCCGGAACCTATGACATCGCCATCCGGCTCTGCTATCCCTTCTGGGATAAAAACGGCATCTATGTTTCGATTGATGGTAATAAGACGCACTTTACGGAAAACAGGCTCTGGTGGCCATATTGGAGGAGCACCTTCTGGGCAACGCTCGCCAGTAATATTTCACTATCTGCCGGGACACACACAATCGTAATTTCCGTGGATGTTAAAGGCGTACAGTTTTACGGCTACCGTGTTTGCAGCAGCTTTTCAGAAGTTCCCTCTGCGGGCAGTGCGACCTTTACGCTCTCACCTCGTCACTTTATCGATGTGGACGGAAATCAGTGCCAGCCGGACAGGGCTTTCAAGCTCACCTGCGAGATGCTCAGACGAAAGCCGGACTCCGCCCTTATCTGGTATGAGGACTTCCGAGATTATGGCGTACTGCAAACAAACTACTGGACGACGCTTTCAGGCTCTTGGACGGTATGGCGCGAGGATGAATATTCCGAAAGCCGCGTCTACTCCCAGCTTGACGGCTCCGGAAAGCTCGCATGGCAATACGACGGCTTTTCCGATATTCACCTGCGAGCAAGGCTGGCTTTTCCAGCGACAGGAAGTGGCAAGGCCGGAGTATTCTGCGGTGATCTGTTCTGCTGCCTGAATTATGATTCTCAAGCTGTGGAGCTTTATAACGGCAGCACGCTCCTTGGCAGCTACAGCCAGACCATAGAGCGGACGACAAATGCCGACCTTCGTGCCGATCCATCCATGTACACGGTCGAGATGCGTATCCGTGGAAACAAGGTGCGTGTCTATTCTGGTTCTTCCTATACGCTGCGCTTCACAGCTACGGTCAGCGGCTTTTCCGGAGGCTATGCCGGATACCGGTCAGATAACCGGACGGTCTGCGAGCTGCTCCGCCTTGGCGATGCATGGACTTACGAGCCCTACGAGCGCTTTGATGTTACCTTCCCGGACGGAAGCGTCACGCAGTATGGACGCCTTAGCCGCTCCAATGCCGTGTGGGATGATGAATTTCAGGTCTTTACGCTGACTGCCGATGTGGAGGAAAGCTCCACCAGAAGCGAGAGCATTTCAATGGACTATGACTTTTATCATTCCGGTCTTTTGAACCTCTCCTGCGGGAATGACTACAAGCTGACGATTACGCCAAAGGATATAAACATCTGGCTCTCACGGCTCTTTCTCGGTGACGCGGACGGCTTTTCTATCCTCTACTATCAGGATGTGGACAGCCTCGTCTACTGGGCAAATGAGGCAGCCTACCGCTGGAAACTGCGAGGCATCGCCATCTGGTCATTAGGCCAAGAGGATATGCGGCTCTGGGAGGCGCTGCCAAAGCAGATATAACTTCATACACGGATACAGTTCACGGAGCTGTCTGCAAGGCGCAGGCGGCTTTTATTTTGCACAAAGGAGGGATTTTCTCATGAAAGAATTCTGGAACACGATTCAATTTGTCTTTGCCGCTGTGGGAGGTTGGCTCGGCTACTTCCTCGGCGGCTGCGACGGGCTTCTTATCGCACTCATCATCTTTGTGGTCTGCGACTACATCACCGGCATCATGTGCGCCATCGTCGATAAGAAGCTGTCCAGCGAAGTGGGCTTCAAAGGCATCTGCCGCAAAGTGCTCATCTTCGTGCTTGTCGGCATTGGAAACGTCGTTGATGTTCAGGTGCTCGGCCAGCCGGGAGTGCTCAGAACGGCGATCATCTTTTTCTATTTGTCCAATGAGGGTCTGTCTCTGACAGAAAACTCCGCTCATCTCGGACTACCTATCCCTGAGAAATTGAAAGCGGTTTTAGAGCAGCTCCACGACCGCGACAGTGAGGAGGAACACAAGCATGACGAATAAAGGAATTGACGTATCCCATTGGCAGGGAAACATTGACTGGAACAAGGTCAAAAAGGCCGGTATCGAGTTTGCCATCATCAAAGCTGGCGGCTCCGATGCCGGTTTTTATACGGATAGTAAGTGGGAAGCAAATTACAAAGGTGCGAAAGCAGCCGGTATTCCTATCGGCGCATATTATTTTGTCGGAAAGGACTGCGTGACCGCTGCCGCCGGAAAAGCGGACGCTGAACGCTTCCTGCAAATCCTTAAAGGCAAGCAGCTGGAATATCCGGTCTATATGGACAATGAGGCACAGCCCGCCTCCGCCAAGGCCGGTATCACGGAGGCCACGATTGCTTTCTGTGAGACTATGGAGGATGCCGGATACTTCGTCGGTATTTACGGCTCCGCTGTTTCCGGCTTTAAAGAGCGCATGGATGACTCCAAGCTCACACCCTACGCCCACTGGGTAGCGCAGTATTCCAGCAAATGTACCTATAAGGGCGACTACGGCATCTGGCAGTATTCTTCCAAGGGCTCTGTGGACGGTATTTCCGGCAATGTGGATCTGGATTACGCTTATGTGGATTATCCGTCCATTATCAAGAGCGGAGGCTTCAACGGCTATACGAAAGAAACAACGCCTGCTCCTGCGGCAAGCTCCCAGCGAGAAAGAATCGTCGCTCAGGCCAGAGCGTGGCTTGGCAGGAAGGAATCCGACGGAAGCCACAAAGAGATCATCGATGTGTATAACAGCCACAAGCCGCTCGCCAGAGGCTATGCGGTCACTTACACGGACGCATGGTGCGCCACTTTCGTTTCCGCTGTTGCCATCAAGTGCGGCGTGACGGATATCCTCCCGACCGAGTGCGGCTGCGGTCAGATGATCCAGCTTTTCCAGAAGCTCGGCGAGTGGATTGAAAACGATGCCTATGTGCCTTCTCCCGGTGATGTCATTTTCTATGACTGGCAGGACTCCGGCTCCGGAGACAATACCGGCTGGCCGGATCACGTCGGTATCGTGGAAAAGGTCTCCGGGAACACCATCACCGTCATTGAGGGCAACAAGAGCAGCGCAGTCGGCAGACGCACGCTTCAGGTGAACGGAAAATACATCCGTGGCTATGGCGTACCGAAATACAGCGGCTCTGCTACTCCTACACCGGCGGCTCCTACTACGCCTGCAAAGACCGTGGACGAGCTTGCCAAGGAAGTGCTGGACGGCAAATGGGGAAACGGCACCGACCGTAAGAACCGCCTCACAGCTGCCGGATATGACTACTCCGCCGTGCAGGCCAAGGTCAATGAGCTGGTGAAAAAACAGGAGACAGCTCCTGTCTACTACACCGTGAAAAGCGGCGACACGCTCTCTGCCATCGCCCTGAAGTATGACACCAGCGTTTCTGCGATTCAGAAGCTCAATCCGACACTCATCAAGAATGTCAACCTCATTCTGACCGGCTGGAAGATCAGAGTGAAATAA